TACTTTGTTGTTGAATCTGTTTTTACTATGATTAAAGTTCATGTAACCACCATGATATAAAGTGGTTACGATATCAAGCATTGAAAATGTAGAACCTGGATGTCCTTGTCCTACTTCCACAAACTTTTCAAAAAGTTCTTTGCGGTATTCATTACCAATTTTTTTAATAAAACCACGTGCATTAGAATCCATTATCAATCTCCAAGTAACTTGCGTTTCAATTTAATCTGCGACATCTCTTCAAGATTCTGCCGTGAGTCTGCACCAAACTTTGTTTCAACCAAATCCAAGAATGGTTTGTGTGAGAAGTATTTGTGCCATGCTTCATCACGGAACTTGAGAACTTCTGGACCAGTTAGTGTTTTGGTGCGTAGTGGTCGGCAATCGTATGAGAGAAAAGCATACTCTTCAAATGTCTGTGGTAGTTCCCAATTATTTGCCATAGCATCACGATGTAATGCAGAACCTGGCAATGCCATTGCAGCATAGAAGTTTGCATGTTCTGTATTCAATTCAAGTGCAAGGTCTAAAGTCTCTCGCATAGTCTCATATGTATCTTCAGGGAATCCGAACATATAGTTACCGAGAATATTGATGCCAGCATCTTTGATATCTTTTACAATCTCATAGATGTCCACATCTTGGAACTTACCTTTCTCAATCTCCAAACGAACATTACGATTACCTGCTTCAATACCAAGACACAACCAATTAACACCTGCTTTTTTGAACAACTCTAGCTGATCTTTACGAACCGAATCCACACGTGCATATGCCCAAATATTAAACTTGATACCACGTTCAATTAAACCCTGTAGAATAGGCACATAATATTTTTTGTTTAGGAAGAACATCTCATCGGTAAGACGAAGTGTTCGTACACCAGAGTCCCAAAGATACTCTAACTCTTTGAGCATTAATTCTGGTGACCAAAAACGCATACCTTTTGAGTCTGAAGCAACAGCAGAATCGAATGATGTACGATTGACAATGTTAATCATGCAGAAACTACAACCGAATGAACAACCTAATGATGTGTAGATAGCAGCAAACGGTGTGCGACCTTCATCTTTAAAATAGTTGTGCCAGTAGTGAGCACGATACTTATCTAATAGTTTACCATTGGATGGCAACAAGTCCCATGCATAACCAGGCATTATTCTATCCATGTCGGCAGTTTGCACAAGTTTACCAACAGCACCCTTTGCAGGTAGTCCATTTTTCTTGTATACCAAACTAGATACTTTATCTAACTCATCTTCCAAATTTGTTTTGAGTAAGTCTAGTAAACCATAGACACCTTCATTGATGAATACAAAATCAATAAAAGGAAAACTGATTGTTTCATATGGCATGGCAGATGCATGTGAACCAATGAAAACAATTTTGATATCGGGATGTGATGCTTTGAGTTGTTTGGCAAGAGCAGTAGCACCAATCATCATCGTGGTGCCAGAGTTTGGATTCTGTCCGTAGAGAACGAACACTGCTAGTCTTGATTTGGTAGCAGCAATTTTGTCTGATGCAGTTACATCATCACAAGGTTCAGCATCAAAGTCTAAGATACAAGGATCATATCCCTCAACACGAATAGCATTTGCTAATAACAATGCCCATGTTGGGGGTTCGATTGCTGCATATTTGTTTGCCAATCCTTGATATGCTTTGGCAGCACTGCTCGGAATAACAAAAGTTACTGTCTCACCTACCATAATAAATCACCTTTTTAATGTAATGTTCTGTTCTTTATGTCTTCTATGTATTGGGTTAATTCTTCCATGCTAAATTCTTCTGATTCTTCTTCCGCTTCAGAGTCTTCTTGCTGGTCTTTGAGAAGTTGTTCAATCATTCCTTCTGATTTTTCCATTTCAAGCATAGTTTTAATTACAAGATTTTCGTAATACTCTATCATCGATTCTTTAGGATCAACAATGGTGACTATATCTGAATTGTATACTAGGGCATTATTATCTTTGATTAGTTCTACTGGTAACCACGGCATCATCATCAATACAGTTTGACCTGTGGGCATACGGCGATAGATCAATCTCATTGGGTCAGCAAGGAGAACGGTTTCCTCCTCTTCTTCACCTATCATAGATGCCATGACATCTTCACCAGTTTGCATTCTTATAATTTTTACATTATGCATCTTTGACCTCTATGTTGTAGAATTTATATTTGAACTTTTCTTCATCATATATTTTAACTCTTTCAATGAAGTGTTTCAATGTAAAATTCACATGCTTACCTACACGAAAATCATCTGCAATATCAAACAGCACAGCTTCTTTTTTGTTGTCACCTATTCTAAGTCCACGACCAATCGATTGTAAGTTACGTACTCTGGATTTGCTTGGAGAAGCAAAGATAACGTTGTGTAAGTTTCTAATATTGACACCAGTACTAAAAGTACCATAAGACGCAACAATAATTGCATTGTTTTCCTTCTCTGTAATCTCTCTAACTGACTCACGAATCTCTACATCAGTACCACCATACACAAAAAATACATGGCGGTTCTTTGCTTTTTCAGCGATCATAGAATGTAATTGTTTACCATGTTTCTCAACCAACTGAAACAGTACTAAAGAATTACCCTCTAAGGATAGAACCAGATTACGAATGAACTCATTTCGTTGCTTACTTCTTACTATATATCCTATCTCATTTAGATAGTCCCACGACTTAGATTCTTTACAAATAGCCTCAGAGTATTTTAGAACCAGACATTTGATTCTAAAATCTGCTAACTGTTTATTCTCAATCAATTCGGATGTGGTTGTGGATTTAAATACCGGACCAAACAATCCTTCTAGAACTAGCTTGTGAGTCTGTGTACCATCCAATGTACCTGTACAACCAATACGATATGATGCATTGGTCAACCCCGTCATGATGGTAGTTAAAGACTTGGCTTTGAACAAATGAGCCTCATCCCCAAACACAAAATCAAACTGTTCAAAATACTCTGAAGGATTCTTATAGATAGATTGCCAAGTTGTTATGGTCAGAAACTTATCAGTATCTTTATCTTTACCAGAGTATTGGCGGTGACAGAACTTGTCGGAATCATAACCATAGTCTTTAAAGTCTTTGAACATCTGCTCAACTAAAGATGTTGTCGGAACAATAAGCAAACCTTTTTTGTGTTCTTGTTGTTGCAGATACCGAAGTATGATATATTGGATTAATGATTTGCCTGATGCCGTTGGTGATACCAACATCATGCGTTTGTCACGGACTGCACGGACAAATGCTTTTAATTGATAGTCTCTGACCTCATGTGGTAGGGATAATGAATCAACAAACTGTAGGGCTTCAACCAGAGAAAAGTTTTCAGTGCAACTAATCTTTGAATCAATTTCTAAAGTATAATTTCGTTCTTCACAGAACTGCTGTATGTAAGGAACGACACCATGATAGATGGTGAATGTACGAAGATCAGCTAACCGTATCTTGCCATCCCAAAGTTTATTGCGGTACGCTGGCATGAACTGATAACCAGGTACATAAAAGGTAAAGTAATCTTGAAGTTCTTGTGCTAAACTTTTCTCACACTCAAATTTTATGAATGCTTCATTTAGTTTTATTAATTTTAAATCATGCACCCTGTATGAATCTTTCCCAATCTATAAATGATTTTAATTCCCATGCACGATTATTTAACTCTTTCAAAATAGAATTACATACATCAACAATTTCTTCATGAAGTAATTTACTTGCCAGATACTTGTTGATATCTTCATCCGATTCAAGGTAATATGAGATGTCAGCTTTTAATGTGAAAGGAAAAGGTTCCCATCCATGTTTTTTTAAATCTTCATCATCAAGTTTACCAGTATAGTATTCCCACTTTAGCTTCTTCATTCTGTTGCATTTAAACTCAGCATCCTTGGCTTGAAGCCTGTGGTGTGATAAAATATTTAAATACTTGCTGTGAAGTTTAGGGATTTCAATCAAGGCTTTGCCGGGTTCAGTTCTATCAATGATAGAATCGGTTGCCCACGCCTGTAATAATTCATCAAGCTTACTCATTTCGAACCTCCTACACGGAGTTTATCACATTATTTCTATTTTGTCAAATAGTTTTTATTAATTTTTCTACATTAAAATAAGAAAATCTAAATGTAGCGTCTGCGGTGATGATTGATTCTGGACTATCTGTTGCACTGACTGTAAAACCAGACAAAGATATTGGGAAAAGATCAATGAAATTAAACTTAAAATACGGAACGTTTGCTGCGGATAATAATGTTACTGAGCCATCAGAATATTGAGGCCTTGAAGAATTTGCTGTCGTAGTGTATTTATTT